CGTTTCAGTGTTATCTCAGCCATTAGGCGCTCGTCACCCCGTCATCCGTGTAGATGTAGATGGACTCGCCGCTCGCGTCCGCGCCGCAGTCGAGCAGCACGGCCCAGTTGATGGCCTCGCCAGCCACGAACGTGAGGTCGCCGTTGAGCTTCGGCGTGGCGTTCGGCAGCACGACGCGCACGCGTGCGTCGCCGTCCTTCATGTTGAAAACGTACGCCTTCGGCGTCGCCAGGTGCGCGCCAATCTTCACGGTGATCTGCTCGCCGTGCGAGGACGTGGCGTTCGTCTTGGTGACGTATTCCGCGCCGAAGATGGCGCACAGGCTCTCGTAGTCCGTCTGGATGAACGAGAACGTGACCTCGCCCGTGAACTCGTCGAGCAGCGTGCGGATGGTGGACTTCGACCAGTCCTTGATGGGCACGGTGCCGTAGTCTGTCGAGATGGTCAGGCCTTCCTCGGACACGTAGCCGCAGCTGGTGAACCCGTTGCCGAGCGTCGAGGTCGCGTCGGTGGGGAGTGTCGCGGTGGTGGCCGCGTAGTTGACCGCGCCAGTGGTAGCTGACTGGTCGGGCGCTCCTACGAGCACCTTCTTTGCATCGATAGCCATTTATGCCTCCTAGTCTTCTCTGATGTTGACGTGCATCTGGAACTCGACCTGCCACACGTAGTGGCCGTTCTCGTCGCGTCCGAGCTGCGTCACGGTGATGTCGCGCCCGATGGCGTTAATCCTCGGGCTGCGCTCCTTGAGCGTTGGAAGGACGCGGGCGAGCGCGAGCGCGACCTGCTCCCCGTTCTCGTCCGAATCCGTCCACGCCTGGATTGCTATGCGCGGGTTGTCGTGCGGGTAGGCCGTCTCGCCGCCGACGCGCTGGACGACCGCGAAGTCGCCGCGCTGGTCGGCTGGCGGGTAGCTGCCCGTGCGCACGTCGAGCGTTTCCTCTACCCACGCCACGGTCTCTGCGAGCGATGACCACATGCCGGCCCCCTATCCCAGCGCCTTTAGAAGCGTGTTGTGCCGCCTGTTGGAGTTGACACTGTGCATGTCGCCCGTGTACACGATTGCGTGGCAGCGGTGCTTGCCCGGTCGCCCGGGCGAGACCTCGTAGCCGCTCGCGCCGTACATGCCGTTCGCACGCCTAGCGATGGCGTTCGCGTGCTGGGTGCACAGGCCGCACATCTCGGGCGCGTTGAACATCTGCTTGAAGCCCGATTTCTTCGGGACGTACCTGAAATCTCTAGCCATCGACGGCCTCCACTTCCACGGGCATGTTCCACGGGATGCCGCTCGGGCAGTTGGCCTCGTCGTAGGGCTTCGGGTCGCCCACGACGTGGTACTCCCCGTCCCAGCGCCCGTCCAGCTCCACCTTCGCGCCGCGCAGGTCGCCTTCCCACGTCTTCGGGAAGTGCAGCGTGAGCGCCACGCGCACGCCCTCTGGGCGCGTCGCGTCGAGGTCTTCGCACGCGCCTGGCTGCACGAGCACCTGCACGGCCACGGGCTCGGCGTACGCTTCCACGTCGTTGCCGAACCCGTCGCGGGCGGTGCGGTCGCGCAGGCTCACGAGCGCCGTCCTGCCGCTAATCATCCGCGGGCTCCAATCTCCCGTAGGACGGGCGGGCGAAGCCCACCTTGCCCGAGATGCCCAGCAGCCCCGCGTAGCCGCTGCTCTTGAGCAGCTTCCACAGGTTGTTCGTCGCGAACGGCTGGGCGTACGTGAGCGTCTGGCTGTAGCTGCCAGCCTGCGTGGTCATGCTCGACACGTCCGACGCGTTGGCCGACGCCATGATGCGCGACGCCATGGACAGGCTCGCGTACTTCAGGTTGTCGAGCTGCGTCAGGTCGGTCTGGTCGATTGCCACCTTCTGCTCCAGGTACGAGCCGATGCGGTCGAGCACCGATTCGGCATACGCCTCGTCGGCGTCCGAGAACGTCGTGCGCATCTCGACCTGTAGCTCCTCGACTGTCGCGTATGCCGCCATCGTGTTACTCCTTCGCCTTGGCCGTGCGCTTGCGCGGTGCCGCCTTGGGCGCATCCTCGACGCGCTCCAGGTTGGGGTTCGCCGCCATCATCGCCGCGACCTCCTCGGTCGGCTCGTAGACGGCGCCCGTGTTCTTGTCGCGGAACTTCATGTCGGCTCCTAGTACTTGAAGATGAGGTCGGCTGCGACGGCCTTGGTGCCGTAGTGGTAGAACAGGCCGAAGGCGATGGCCTCGGACAGCTCGACCTGCTTCGGCTGGTAGATGCTCGGCTTGACGGGCTGCGCGATGGAGCCGTCGGCCATGGCTACGGCGTTGGTGCCGTTCGGCAGGTAGACGGAGCTGAAGACCTTCACGCCGTGGAAGGTGGCGTAGCCCTCGCCCTGGGCGCCGCCGTCCTGAACCTTGTCGAAGTAGGTGCGCAGCTTGCCGTAGGTCGCGGGGTTGCAGACCACGGTGATCATGTCGCGCTCGACGCCGTCAACGAAATCGTTACTCACGGTCTCGACGGCCTGGATGAGGCCTTCTGCGATGTCCTCGATGGCGGTCACGCCCTGACCAGGCGTGTAGGCGGTGCCAGCGGAAACGGCCTCGGCGAAGAACGCCTTCTCAAGCTCGCGGGTCATCGTCTTCTGAGCGGATGCGGCCTCGCGCTGAATGAGGTCATCAACGCCGTACATCGAAACGTCCTTCTGCTCGACCTCGCGGATGATCTCGCGGTCTTGGTCGATGTTGACGGTGACGGGCGTGACCTTCACGGCCTGGCCAGCGCCGCCGCTGCGTGCGGTGCCGTAGGCGTTGGAAGACACGTTCTCGAAGCGCTTGGCCTCGACGGAGCCAGCCTGCGGGTCGCCGCTGAGCGCGTTGTTCTTGATGAGCTGAGAGATGCAGCTCTTCTGTACGTTCTCGATGACTGCGCCGTACTGCTCGGCCAGCTTGTCCTTGCCCGTGGAGGACAGGAGGATGTTAAGGGAATCGGTGCGTGCCATTTTCTCTCCTTAGAAAATCATGGGAATCTCGGTCGGTGCTGACGTGTTCTTGACCTCGCCAGCGTCGTGGACGTGCTCGTACTTCGGCCTGTTGTCCATCTGCGCCTTGAGAAACGCCGCGTTCTCCTCCACGTCGCCCGACATCCGGGCGAGCAGGGTGGCGTCCACGCCCTTCTCGGCTGCGACCTTGGCAACCTGGTCGGCGCGCTCCCTCTCGGCTCTCAGCTTCTCGATTTCGGCCTTGTACCTGTCACGTTCCTCCACCGCCTTCTCGTAGTCGCTCTTGGCCGCGTCCTGGGCAGCGTCGTACTGCTCGGCCTTGGCCCTCAGCTCCTCGTAGTCGGCGTACTTGGCGCGCTCGCGCTTGAGGCGGTCGCCGATGATGGCGTCCATCTCGGACTGCGTGAACGTGCGCTCTGATGCCGCAGGTGCGCCCTGCGTGGCGTTCTCCACCGCTTGCTGTTCGGTGTTCTCGGGCATGGTCAGCCCCTTTCCCAGCCTTTGGCTGTCGTCGTTGACCGCGGGCAGCCCCCGCGTGGGCATTAAAAAAGGCCCCGAAGGGCCTTGATTAATCGTTCTGAAAACGGGCGTTTCCTGGACGCCCCGCCTAGCGCGGCTCGTAGCTGTCGGCCATCCGCTCACGCGGCTCGTACCACGACATCGGGCCACGGGACGCCAGCTTGCGAACCTCGGCGGGAGCCGTGGGCAGCGAGATGCCGTCGTAGCCGTCCACCACCTGCTTCTTCCTGCGCTCCAGCTCGTGCGCGTCGATTTCGTCGGGGTGCTTGGCTGCGTAGGCCTCCAGCTCCTCAAGCTCGCGCCAGCAGTCGTACTGCGCCGACATGTCGATGCCGTCGATGGCGCTTTGCATGTAGCGCCCGGGCACGATCATGCAGTTGCAGCCGCGGTGGTCGGCGTGCCCCGCGCTCTCGGCGCTGCGGTACACGAAGCCGCGGGAAGCGAGCATCATGCAGTACGTGCACGTCTCGCGGCCCGTGGGCACGCGTGCGAACGCCACGTCGCCGACGCGCCGCGCGGTCTGCGGGTACGAGCGCCTGCGACGCATGCCAGCGCCGCCGCGAGAAGTGGGCATGTCGATGCCTCCTCCGCGCCCGTCGGTTGGCTCTGGCGAGAGCGCGCCCGGCAGCGACTGCACGTTGTCGCGCTCGACGTTCTGCATGGTCGTGTTGTTGGCGTGCTGGCGCACGTAGTAGCGCGCCATCTCCTCGACGGCGTCCAGGAACGCGTCCACGTCGCCGTCGAGCGCCTTGCGCATCTGGTAGCGGACGGCCGCGAGCACCTTGTCAGTGCAGTCGCCCTCCCACGGCTCGGCGCTCGGCACGCTCATGCCCTCGCCGACCATGATGGAGTCGTACAGGTCGCACGCGAGCGACGCGCACGCGCCGCCGTACTCGGCCACGGCCTCGGACACGGCGATGGCGGCTGCGCGTCGCAGGTCGGCGGCTTCCCACGGCGTGTTCGCCCCGAGCCACCGCGACACCTTGGAGCGCGCCGCCTTGCCAGCCTGGTTGCACATCCGCTCAATCATGATTCCGTACGCGGCGACCTCGCCGCCGTTGACGGCCATGGCTACTCACCGAGCGCGTCCAGGACGGCCAGGCCGCGGTTGCGGCGCTTCTGCGCCTGGATGCGCGCCACCGTGGGCTTGTCGAAGCCCTGCAGCTCGTAGTACACGTCGGTTCCCGCGAACTCGGGGTCGGCCTGGCCGAGCTTCACGGCCCAGTCGCCCATCGCGGCCATGTTGGGCATGCTCGGCGGCAGGAAGTGCGCCATCACCGCCCTGTCCTCGTCCTGCAGCTGGGAGAGCGAGCGGTTGCGCTTGACGGCCAGCGCCATGAGCGCGGTTTCGCGCAGCTCGTCGCCGTTGAGGGCGTTCAAGTCCTCGGCGCGCCTCACCAGCTTGTCGTTCTGCGCGTTTATCGCGTCGCTGCTCGTCGGGTTCGCGTCGTTGACCACTCCCGCGTCCGTGACGCTCAGCGACGTGGCCGCCGCGTACTGCGTCGAGAGCATCCTCAGCATGTCCACGTGCGGCTGCAGCGTGCCCTGGGCGAGCTGCCCGTACTGCGGCACCTGCCCGGTCTCTGGGTCAACCGTGCCGAGCATGAGCGAGTCGATGTAGCGCTGGAACTTCTCGCTGATTAGCGCGTCGTACTGCTCATCGGACACGCCCATGAGGTACTTCTGGGGCGAGGTGGAGAATTCCAGCCCAATCGTCGCCAGCGTCATCGTGCGGATGTAGCCGCGAGTGAGCGTGCGGACGCTCCGCGTGATTCGGCTCGTTCCGAGCGGCTGGCCGTTGGTGGGCTGGCTGCGCAGCACTGTGGCCATGCAGCGCCCCAGGCCGTTCTCGGCGCGTCTCGCCGTCCATCCGCTTCCCGTTCGGCTCACCACCCACGTGGCGTCCTCGGTGTAGAGGTTGACGAGCGACGGCTTGTAGGCGAAGTCCTCGGCGGACTTCTTCGAGTCGATGATGGCCATGGCCGCGTCGATTCGCTGAAGCACGCCGTTCCAGCGCGCCGCGGCGGTCTCGAACGTGTGGAACCGCACCGAGCAGCCGTGCAGGTCGCTCTTGGCGAGCGTGGCGAGCACGCCGCCGTGCTTCAGCTCGTCGATTACCGACATCTGGTATGCCGTGGCGAGCCTGTTGTCGCGCACTATCTCGTCCAGCTCGGGGACTTCCTCGCCGCTGGCGCTCACGAAACCGTCGAAGCGCGAGCGGTCGGCCAGCGCGGTCACGGCCTTCTCCGGCCAGCAGCATGCCATCTCGAAGCCTGCCAGGTCGCTCGGCAGCGCGATGCCCAGGTTGCACTCGCCCGCCGTTATCTCCTGGTCGTAGTAGCGGCCCTTCTCGGTGTTCGCGGCCTTGTGCGCCGCGTAGATGTCCACAAGCTCCGCGGCGACGGCGCGCTCGGCGGGCGGCAGGCCGTCGGCCTTGGCGAATCCTTCGAATCCGTAGATCATCCGATTCTCTGCTTTCTCTCGGGGTTCCTTTTCGAGTTGAGAACTCCCCACAGGGCGAGCGAAGCCGCCTCTATCGGTACGGGGTTCTCGCCTCCGAACCCCCAGCCCCCTGCGGAGCCGATTCTGCGGCGCGTCGAAGTCACTGCGCTGTCCTTCAGGTCGGCCTGCGGCCTGAACCATTCCAGCTTGCCCTCGTTCACGCCGTCCACGAGCGCGGAGCAGGCCGCGACGACCTGGGCGGCGCTCGGGGTGACTATGTAATTGACTGGCATGGCGCCCAGCTTGTCCACGAGCGCCTGCGCGCCAGCCTTGCCGTCGATGACGCAGCAGCAGCCCTTGGACTTGCGCTCCGCTATCCAGTTCGCCAGCCACGACGTGCCAGCGGCCATGGGCTCGCGGGCTATCTGCTCGACGTAGCACTTGCCGTCGTGCAGGCGCGCAGCCGCCAGGCTCACCTCGGAGCCGTCGGCGGCGAACTTCACGCCGTAGGCGGCACGCCCCTCGGTCGGCGCCTCGTCGATGACGAGCGATTCCCACTTGTTGGCGGGTATCGCGAAGTCCGGCAGGCCAGCGGTCGGAGACCACCAGCCGAGCCGTTCGCGTGCGAAGCCGTCGCGGGTCATCGTGTCGTGCTCGTCGCGCACCGTGGACTCGCGCATGCGCCGCCCCATGGCGGGGTTGCACGCGTACCACAGGTCAACGCTATCGACGTCCACATCTTCGAGCCTGTCGCCCTGGGCGCCCCATTCGAGCCACCAGACGTCGGACTCGCCCGCGTGCACGCGGTCGTGCATCTCGCGGAACACGGTGCCCTGGCACTCTGGCCCGGGCACGGTGCCGATGTATATCTTCTGCGGCTCGCTCGCGCCGTCGGCTATCTCGCCAGCCGCCGAGACGGTGGGCAGCAGCGCGTCCTGCTGCGCGGGAGTCAGCTCCTGCGCCTCGTCCAGGATGATGATGTCGTACGTGCCGCCGCGCCCGCCGCTGTTGGTGCGCGTCTGGAACTCGATGCAGCCGCCCTTGCGGAAGTAGACGCCCTCGTAACCGCCCGCGCGGTAGATGCTGTCCACCTCGCGGCTGAACGCCTCGTCGGATTCCAGCATGTCCGCGATCTGCTTGAACATGTCGCGGCTCGTGCGGCTGTGGTGGGCGCTGTAGAGCACCTTCCTGCCGCAGACCATCGCCATCCATATCGCGTACCAGCGCGCCGCGTAGCTCTTGCCGTTCTGGCGCGGCTTGGTGATGCACAGCGACTTGGCGGCGAACCCGCCGTCCTCGTCCCTCGCGAGCATCAGCTCGAACTCGAGCTTCTGGCTCCCGTAGAACCTCGCGCCGTGCTTCGCGAAGTACGCGCAGGCCGCCTCGCCCGCGCTCTCCGCGTAGTCCCCGACGTGCTGCCAGGTGGGCGTCTGGCTGCCCAGCCTAGCCATACAGCTCTTGCAGCTCGGCCAGGCCGTCGTCGTCCGACTGCCTCGGCAGCGCGTCCAGCTCGCCCATGACCTCCATGAGCCGCTTGCTGAGCGCGGCCACGTCGCGCCCGCTCTCGCAGTCCTGGATGCTCGCGGCCAGCTTGTCGCGCAGCGCTTCGAGCACGTCCCTCCTGCTGCCGCACTTGGCGGCGCTTACCAGGTCAGCCACGTCCAGACCTCCTTTTGAACCGTGGAAATGAAGAAAGCCGCCCGTGGGCGGCCTGTGGAAATCGGGTCTGTCTAAATCGTCACAATGCGCGCCGGGGGTGCCACCCCG